AAGGAGTTAGAGATGAATGAAGAACGGAAGCTACAGAAGGCAAAGATTGCGCTGATGCGTAGTCCTAAGTTTGCCCTGCTATCGGGCATCCTGATGGTGGGCAAGACACGGGTGGATGACAACATCCCGACTGCGTGTACCAACGGGCGCGACGAGCGATACGGGCGAGCGTTCGTCAAGGAGTTGAGTGACAAGGAGTTGAACTTCCTTGTAGCACACGAGGGGTATCACAAGATGTACCGGCATCTGACTACGTGGCGCAAGCTGCATGACGAAGACCACAGCCTAGCTAATTCAGCATGTGACTACGTGATTAACCTGCAACTGCAAGACATAGACCCGAGCGAGACGCTGGTAGCTATGCCGAGGTACAAGGACGGCCCGCACAAGGGTGAGCGCATGGGCCTGTGCGACGAGCGGTTCCGCAACATGAACACCAAGCAAGTGTTCGACATCCTCAAGCAGGAGAAGAAGGATGGGGGCGGCGGTGGTGGTGGCGGGTTCGACGAGCACGACTGGGCCGATGCCAAGAACATGACCGATGCAGAGAAGAAGGAGTTGCTCAAGGAAGTTGACCAAGCCATACGTCAAGGCATCATGGCGCACCAAAAGATTGCGGGTACTGGAGCAGGTGGTCTAGACCGCGAGTTGGAAGGCTTGCTTGAGCCCAAGGTGGATTGGCGCGAGGTGCTACGTGAGTTTGTGAAAGCTACATGCAATGCCAAGGATACAAGTAGCTGGCGCAGAGTCAACCGTAGGTTCCTGTCCACGGGTACGTACATGCCGAGCATGATCGGCGAGAAGGTTGGTCATCTTGTAGTTGCCATAGACACATCCGGTTCTATCGGTGGCAGCGAGTTGGCTGAGTTCTTGTCCGAGGTCAAGGGTATTGCCGAGGAGGTCAACCCCGAGGTGGTGGACTTGCTGTATTGGGACGGTGATGTAGCAGGGCATGAGGTGTATGAGGGTAGCGAGGTATCCAACATCGTCCAAAGCACCAAGCCCCGAGGCGGTGGTGGCACGAGCCCAAGCTGTGTATCTACGTACCTGAAAGAGAAAGGCATCAAGCCCGAGTGCATCATCATGTTGACCGATGGTTACGTGGGTGGTGATTGGGGTAGCGAGTGGACAGCCGAGGTACTGTGGTGCATCGTTGGAGGTAGCAGCGACATCGCACCGAACGGGAAGACCGTCCATGTCAAGGAGAACTGAAATGAAAACCTATGAAGTGGAACTACAACGCACAAGCTATGTGGTTGTGACTGTGGAAGCTGAGAACGAAGACGAAGCCGAGAAGGTAGCGTGGAAACGCATCGAAGCTGACGGGGTAAATAGCAGCGACTCCTACTGGAGTGTTGAATCGGTCGAAGAAATTTTTAATTAACTGGAGAACTGAAATGAGTATTAGTGCATCAGCATTGTTAGTGGAACTGAACATCAGCGTGTGGCCTGCATCGAAGATTGACCGCGAGATTACCAACAAGGTAAACAGCGATGCGGGGGCGGTACATGGTGCGTCACAGACGAAGAAGAATCTGTTTGCAGGTACTAGCCTACGCAAAGACATCTCGGACTTTGCTGCACGGGTTCGGCTGTATCACAACCGGCACACACTACCGTGGGCTGACAAGGGTGAGCGCATGTTACCGACGGCGTTGTTCATGGAATACAAGCAGACCATAAATGGGTTCGAGCAGACGTTCGACATGATGTGCAACAACTTCTACGTCGAGTACCCGAGGTTGGTTGTCGAAGCACCGATTGCGTTGAAGGGGTTGTACAAGGCCGAGGACTACCCCGACATCGACACGGTGAAAACCAAGTTCGGGTTCCGGCGTACGGTGAAACCCGTGCCCGAGGCTGGTGACTTCCGACTGGACATACCTGCGTATGACCTAGAGGAGATGAAGGCCGAGTTCATTGCACAGCAGCAGAACAAGCTAGCCGAGGCGATGCGTGAGCCGTGGGACAGACTGCACAAGATGCTGATCGGTATGTCTGAGAAGCTGACAGACCTTGAGGGTGAGGATGCGAAGAAGCGGTATCACGACACGCTGATTACCAACCCCATCGAGTTGTGTTCTTTGCTGACCAAGCTGAACGTGACGAACGACCCTGTGTTGGAAGCAGCACGTAGGCAGGTAGAGCTAACCATGATGGGGGCCGACATCGAGAGCATCAAAGAGGATGCGGGTTCGCGCAGTGAGTTGAAGTCCAAGGTGGACGACATCCTCAAGAAGTTCGAGTGGTAAGAGTATCAACCAAGGAGTAGACATGAACATATTTGAATTCAACAACGTGGTGTTGCACCCCGATGTGGTTAAGAACGGCTACGTCAAGAGCAACTTGAACACCCATACCCTGCTGAAGCAAGCGATTGCGAAGCTGGCCCCGATGTACCCGCTATGGCAGTTCGTAGTGCCGCGCGTATCTATGGGCGACGAGGTGCAAATGTTCAAGGTAATGGCAAACGGGCAGGAGCTTGGCAGCATCACTCGCATGTATCACGGGCGAGACTATGTGATTGCAGTTACCAATCACCGCATAGTTGAGAGCAGGACACGGGGTAGCGATTACAAGACTAGAGATGTGGACAAGGCCGTGCTCAAGGTCAAGAAGACATTCGCCCCGCGCAACCCGAAGGAGCTTCTAGCCGAGGCGCACAAGGAAGCTGGTAGGTTTCTGAACATCCAAGAGAACGGCAAGCTACGAGCCTTGAACAAGCACGAGTACGGCATCAACGCAGCAATGATGGAGTACGTCAAAGACGTAGGGTATGCAGGGTTCCTAACCCATGTGCAGACGCTGGAGCCGCGCTTTAGGGACGTGGTACTAGCGCACATACAAGGCGAGAAAGAACTACGTATGGAGGTGAAGTCCATCGAAGAGATTCGCCGCCAATTTGACAATCAAATCGCAGCTTTAATTGTGCGAGATTCGGGTAAGTACCTAGTTAGAATAGATGACAATGTACAAATCTACGATGACAATACATTGCCTGAGAGCATGAGAGGAAAGCTAGGCATGCTCAAGTTAGTGGACGCTGGATTCTTCCTCAGTGACGTAGGTTGCCGAGTGAACGACGAGGTGTTTGTTGTGAAAGTAGACGAGAAGGAGCAAACATGAAATACATCGCTGACTTTTTTGCATTGGTGGGGCTTGTCTCCACCATCATCGTGGCGGGGTTCTACCTTGGGTATGCAACCTATACGCCTCCATGCCACAGCGTGGCCTCCATGTTCACCAAGGAGTGCAAATGATTGCTATATACAAGCGACTAACAACGACGCCGACCCCGCTGGAGATGGCAGCGCGGGAACTGGTGGAAGCGCAACGGGCAAAACTTGAAGCCGAGTCTGCGTTGGACTACGCATACAGCATGGTTGACTACAACAACCAGCGCATCGAACGACTGCGGGTACGGCTAACTGAACTGCAAGGAGAGATAGCATGAACATTGGAAAACTGGAAGCGCTACGGACACAACTTGTAGCAGAGACGAAGCGAAAGCTAAAGGCTATGGAGGATATGGATACAGCCGACTCTACGCGCATGAAAGCGGAAGCGGACTATGGCGCGGCATCAGAAGCTATATACAGCATCAGGAACGAAATCATGGACTGTCTGATGGGAGAGCAAGCATGAAACCCGATGACGATGACGAAGATTTAATCTTGAGTTTCTTTTTTACTGCGTTCGCCATCTTAATTTTGGCGTTTGTGGTGGTTGGTGTGGGTATAACTATTTGGGGATTGCTATGACACCTGAAGAACGGGAAAAAGCTATTAAGCGCAAGCCGTGGAAGTTCTGCCGCAAGTGCAAGTGCGACATCAAGTCGCCTACGCAATACTGCTATGACTGCTACAAGGGTCATAACTTTACCGCCAGCCCATACGGGCTAATCAACGCAAACAAAGCGTTTAAGTTTGTACCTTCGGAGCAAAGATGATGACAGTATCTCTATATAACTGTGGACACTGCGGCAAACCACAAGTTGTGGGTAGCCCTTGCCCGTGTTGGGTGCTAGCTGATGAACTGACTTCTATTGAGAAACTTGGCATTGCGGTCAGTGACTTTATTGGCAAACACAACCTGATGTGGTCAGACGAACTCGTGTTGGCGTGGCAGGAAGCCGAAGCCGACTATGTAGACGAAATCAACAGAGCGCTTAACCAAGGAAAACAAAATGAAAACTGAAGAAGACGAAGCGTTTGACGAATTAGCAAAGCGGCAGGGTGATTGGGGCGGTGGCTATCAAGCTAAGAAGGCTATGGCTGCGGACAAACTATGGGACAGGCCCAGCGTTGCGTTTAATGAATGGTGGAACGGTGACAATGATGAAAGCACCAATCCATTTAGGTTAGAAAGCGGCGCGTATTGGGCATGGTCAGGTTGGAAAGCAGCCCTAGCACAGCCAGCGCAGGAGCGCCCGTGGGTGGGGCTGACGAACGATGAAGTCAACCACTTTGCTGCGGGATGCCATCTTGGTAATTCTGTGCAAGGCGCTATTTACAAAGCCGAAGCCAAACTCAAGGAGAAGAACAATGGATAAAGATGAAGCATTGAAGCTGGCGCTTGAGGCGTTGGAAAGCGGAGTAAAAACTACAGCCAATCGAATATCGTGGACTGAATACGACACCTGCCTGATGAATGAAGCCATCACCGCCATCAAAGCAGCTTTAGCACAGCCAGCGCAGGAGCCACCATCAGAATGGGCGGGCATCAAAGCAGTACTGGATGAGTACGGCTTGCAAGCGATTGACTTTGTGGCTGACTTCAAAGCAGCCTTGGCACAGCCAGCGCAGGAGCCTGTGGCGTGGATGACGATTAACGCATACGGAGAGGAGGATGACATCCACTACGAAAACCCAGAAGGCCATTTGCTTGAGGGTTGGACATACAAGCCCCTTTATACCCACCCGCCGAGTGTGCAGCCGCAGCCTGTAAGCCTGCGCCGTGGTGACATTTTACGGTGCATTGAGACTGATGAACTTTGCACAGTGTGGGCAACATCTACAACGGGTAAAACTCTTATTAAGTGGAGCGCCAACAACTTTGGAAGTTACACAGCAGAGCAAATTGGCGAACTGTTTTGGCTGGAGCCAGCGCAGAAGACAAAGCGCGAATGGGTAGGGCTGACGGATGAGGAGATTAAAGAAATCATTGGGACGTGGGGCGACACGCCCGTCAAGGGTTATACCCGCAAACTTTTTGACCAAATTGAAGCCAAGTTAAGGAGTAAGAACAATGGATGACGAAGACGATGACACACAGGTTTACAAGAAGCCGTGGGTAAACCTCACTGATGCCGATGCTGATGACCTATTTGTTGAAACGCAACGGCACATGATTGGCGCTGGCAGTAGGGAGTTCACCCGAATCTTTACACGCCTGATAAACGCTAAGTTGAAGGAGCAGAACAATGGATGACGTTCACTCATGCAGCTACTACTGCCACTACCCTGAGTGCATCAGGGCACAGCGGGACGAACTGCGGGACATGCTGAAGTCGAAGGGGGCAGAACACCTTAACGCTTTCACTGATGGATGGAACTCGGCACTCAATATGGCGGCTATGCGTATCAACGACATAGAAGCTTTCGGCACAACGACTCGGGACAGTTTTGCCGTGTACATAAAGTCCCTGAAGAAGGAGTAAACATGTTAAGTATTGAGCATCAGCAGATGCTAGTGTGGGCAGCGCGTCCTAACCGCGAAGACTTCAACGTGGACAACAAGGAACTAGATGCAGTCATTGCGGCTATCCGTAGGGCAGCACCGGAAAAGTTCATTAAGGGTAGCGTGATGGGTGTACGGAGGTTTTACGACGAGCCAAGAGACGAAGCAGCTACCCCACACAACGGCTACGTGCGTTCACGTAGGTCGAGCACTTATTAGGAAAAAATATGACCACCGGAATTGAACACCTGAAACCAATACCAAAGCGCAAAGGACGTGGCCCTAGTAAGAAGCCATCGTTGTTTGCTACGAGCTTGCGTTTACCAAGGCATGTACTGGACTACTTCAGTGCACACCACCCGTACACAAAGCAAGCCAAGATTAGAGAAATTCTTACCGAGTATGTAACCAACCAACAAGGAGTTAGTAATGGCGATATTTAAGAACAGCATGGCACACAAGGTTCGCGCCTTTTTGAAGACCAACCCTAAAGCAAAACCAGCAGAGATAGCTAAGGAGCTAGGTATATCAGCCCATGTGGTGCACAGCACAATGTGGCGGGACAAGAAACTAGGTGCACCCAAGCGTAGGTACACAAAGAAAGCTACGGCAGGAGCGTGGACACCGATAGCTATGGTTTCAAGCAACACCCCGTTTGAGTCTAGAGTAATGGAGATGCCCATCACGATGGAAGAGCCCAAGGTAGATGTAGTCAACCACCCACCCCACTACAAGGTAGGCGGTATCGAGGTCATCGACTTCATCAAGGCTAAGCTGACACCCGAGGAGTTCCGTGGCTATTTGAAAGGCAACGTGCTAAAGTACACGAGCCGAGCAGGTCACAAGGACGATGCGGGGCAGGACATCGGCAAGCTGGTGTGGTACGCAACCAAGTTACAGGAAGCCCAAACGACCTAGCATTACTAGGGAAAACCCCAACCGCCTTCGGGCGGTTTTTTGTATCTATTGTTGACAAAGTCCAATAGTGTGCTACAGTGGGGGCCTGAAAACTACTGGAGTGTTAGATGGCATCAACGCCTGAATCCAAGGTCAAGGCCAAAATCAAGGCCATCCTCAAAGCGCATGGGGTCTACTACGCGATGCCGATTGGCACGGGGTATGGCAATGCAGGAGTACCCGACTTCCTGTGCTGCGTCGATGGTAGGTTTTTGGCTATTGAAGCCAAAGCCAATGGTGGCAAGCCCACCGCACTCCAAGAAAAAAACCTCCGCGACATTGAATCCGCTGGGGGCATCACTTGCGTACTCAACGAAGACAACGTATCCGCCCTTGGGGGCTATCTTAACCTTATGACGGAGAAAAAATGAGCGAACTATCAGCAGGTGTACGTGCACTACTAGGCCGTATGGAATCCAACCCCGAAGAGTTCTACGGGGACGCCAGCAAATGGGCTTTCATGTTTGCCCCTAACTTCCGCGATGTGATGACCGAGCCCGAGAAGGGCGCATTGCACGAGGCATTGAAAGAGGCGCGGCGCAAAGAGTTTGACGAGCTTGTCATGCGCAGGATACTGCGGGACACCGAGGAAGAAACGGTGAAACAGGCGCGGTCTAGCGGGATTATGAGCAGGGGGCAGGTGACCACGGCGATAGGCAACAGTCTCAATGAGGCGTTTGGTCAAGCGCAGATAACTACAGCGAACCATCAAATTGCCTACGACAGCCAACAACATCGAGATGCCCACAACAAAGCATACAACGCCTTATCCAACGCCGCTACCAACTACAACCCCGCACTCAACAGCGTGAACCCGTACAAATGAACATCATCACGGTGGATTTTGAGACGTACTACTCAGCGGAATACGGACTGAAGAAGTTCACCACTGAGGAGTACATACGGCACGCACAGTTTGAGGTTATCGGTGTTGCAGTACAGGTAAACGATGGTGAGCCCGAGTGGTTCACCGGAAGCATGGTGGAGACCGCGAAGTTTTTGTCGGGTTATGACTGGAGTAACTCACTTGCACTGGCCCATAACGCTGTGTTCGATGGGTTCATCTTGTCCGAGCAGTTCGGCATCAAACCCAAGGGATGGCTGGACACGCTAAGCATGGGCCGTGCGTTACATGGAACGGAGGTAGGCGGTAGCTTGGCTGTGCTCTCAAACCACTATGGCCTTGGCGTTAAGGGTACTGAGGTAGTCAATGCCTTGGGGCTACGCCGTGAAGCGTTCCCTGCCGACCAGCTTGCACGATACGGTGACTACTGCAAGAACGATGTGACTCTGACATGGAAGTTGTTCAATGCCATGAGCGGAGACTTCCCGCCGACTGAGTTGCGACTCATTGACCTAACCATCAAGATGTTCACCGAGCCAGTGTTGCAGTTGGATAGGGTGATATTGGAAGAGCACTTGGGTAGGGTTAAAGCCACTAAAACCCAGTTGCTGGGTGCACTCGACAAAGACGACCTGATGAGCAACCCGAAGTTTGCCGAGTTGCTGCGGGAGCATAGTGTAGTCCCGCCGATGAAGAAGAGCCCCACCACAGGCAAGCAGACGTATGCGTTCTCCAAGACCGACGAGGAGTTCAAGGCATTGCTTGAGCACCCGAACAATTACGTACAAACACTTGTGGCTGCGCGGCTAGGTACAAAGTCCACCATCGAAGAGACCCGCACCGAGCGGTTCATTGGGATTGCTAACCGAGGCGCATTGCCTGTACCCCTACGCTACTACGCAGCACACACGGGGCGTTGGGGCGGCGATGACAAGGTGAACCTACAGAACCTA